AATGGTGATATTAGAAACTTTTTAACAATAGCTCGTTCTGATGACGAGGCAGATTCATATAGTATATTTATTAAAGATGATTTTATGACATATTCTAGCAATCGAATAACAAAATCATCAAAAAAGTTAAAATATATTTATAAAATACATGAAATTATAGAAAATAACAAAAATTTTGAAATACCTGAAAAATATGGATATATTACTGATAATAATAATTTATATATGAGCAATAGAACCAAACAACGTAAATATGATGACTTAAGAATATTATTTGAAGAATTAGAAAATGAACCAAATAATCCTCGTCATCTTTATTATATTGCTGAAACATATTTATGTATTAATGAATACAAGTTAGCATATGAATTTTATGAAAAAAGAATTTTAGTATCCGGATATACTCAAGAAATACAAGATTGTTTATATAAAATGGCAGTTATTGCATATTTTAATTTTAAATGGGAATGGGATAAATGTTTAACATTATTTTTAAATTGTTTTAATTATGATACAACAAGGTCGGAGGCATTGTATATTATTGGTTATTATTATGTTACTGTAAATAATCAAAATAAATCTTATGAATATTTATTAAAAGCATTTGAAGTATCAAAAAAATACAGTTTTTCATCTATGAATTGTAAATATAAAATAAATGCATATGATATTCCAAAATTACTTTTACCTTTATGTTTAACTTTTTTAAATTATAAAATTGGACTAGAATGTGCTACTATATGTAATAATTTTCCAAAAAAAGAAAGTAATATTTCATCATGGCTTTCTATTTTTTACTTGTGTGTTGAATCTGAAAAATATAATAATTTGTTTATAAATAAAAAAATTTATCAAAATAAAAAAATTATATGTTTTATTGCACCAGGTGGATGGGACAAATGGGATGGTGAGACATTAAAAACAAAAGGACTAGGAGGAACAGAAACATGTATAATTCAATTTGCAGAAGAACTGGCAAATATTCATTCTGATTTATATAATATTATTGTTGTATGTAATTGTGATAAAACAAACTTAATAGAACCAAAAATATATAATAATGTAACTTATGTTAATTTATATGATTTTCCACAATTTGTTTCAGAATATAAAATAGATATTTGTTTTATTAATAGATATCCAGAGTATATACAAGTATGTGTACAAAATAATATAGAAAAAATATATTTAGTATTACACGACCTGTTACGGGATAACGAAATTATACCACTTTCAAATAATTTAAAAAATATTATGTGTCTTACTGAATGGCACAAAAACCATTTTGTGGAATCTTTTCCTGATTTGGAAAAAAAAACGTCAGTAATGTCTTATGCTATTGATACTTTTAAATTTTCTGATAAAAAAATTAAACCATTTTCATTTATATTTCCATCTTTTCCAAATAGGGGACTTTTACAACTTCTACAAATATTTCCAGAAATAGTAAAAAAATATCCACAAGCAACACTTAATGTATTTTGTAATACAAAAATGGATTGGGTACAAAAAAATTTTAAAGAACAAATGGATTTAATTGATGAACTTCTTAAACAGCCAAATGTTACAAATCATGGATGGGTAAAAGAATCAGTTCTTCAACAATATTGGTCAGAATCTCATGTATTATTTTATCCTTGTATTTTTAAGGAAACTTATTGTAGAGTTGTTTTAGAAGCAGCATCTTCTAAAACACTTGTAGTTACAAATGATTTAGCAGCACTAAATGAAACAGTTGGTAATAGAGGTGTAATTATACCAGGTGATGCAAATACATATGAATGGAAAAAAAGAGCTTTATCTTCTTTATTTTATGTATTAGACAATCCATTAATTTGTGATGAATATGTTCAAAAAAATTATCAATGGGCATTACTAAATAAAAATTATAAAAAAGTAATTAATGATTTTTCAAATCTGTATATAACAAATGTTTAAAAAATTACTTTATTTTTCTTGTTTATCAGCACCATCGCCATTATCATCACTATCGGCTTCATCTGAAACATCACTATTATCTTCATCCGAATCCTGTTTGGCTGTACTATGAGAAGCTAGTGATAATTGAATAAGTTGATGAACTGACATTGCAAGAAGATGTACGTCTTTTTGAAGACGTGATAAAATTTCTGCAATATTTCTACCACTGTTAGTTTCAAAAACTGCACTTAAAACTTGATAGTCGTGATCATCACATAAATCAATAACCTCTTCCTCTTCATTAACTTTTACAGTAGCTTCTTTTTGCTTACGAGAAGACTCTTTACTTTGTTTTTCTTTACTTTTTTTAGATTCTTTTCCTGTTTCTGTTTTTGACATTTATATTAAGATATATTTACAGTAGAATTCTATATTTAAAAAAGAACGCATTTTTAACTTAAAAAATATAAAGAGTAATATGAAGAGTATAATTAAATTATACTTAAATTATACTTAAATTATACTTAAATTATACTTAAATTATACTTAAATTATACTTAAATTATACTTAAATTATACTTAAATTAAGTATATAACAAAGAAACTAAATGATAAACAATAATAGAACTAATTCCTGTTAAAAAAAACATTATAAAACATTTATCTGTTCCAGTATCATTAAATAATTTTGGATTATTTAACATTATAAATAAAAACCCCAAAACATAAATAAGAAAGGAAACGGTTAAAACTGAAAGTTTCATTATATATAGTATAAGTATATAACTTTATAATAATAAACTAAAAATATGGCATCAATATCTGTTCCAAATTTTACTTATACTAATAGTTTATCAATAAAAAATGTTAATAAAAATAACAATATTGTTCTTGGTATGTTAACAGCATTTTTTACAACAATACTAATTTTTTTATTATTAGCTATAAACAATATTTATATATTAATTGGATTTTTTACAGCTGCTGAGACTGTAATGTTATGGCACGCTATATCTAATAATAAAAAAATATATCCAGCAATAATTTTATTTTTTGTTGGAATACTTATAATTTTTTGGCAATATAAAACTGAAATAATTAATTATATAAAAAATCCAATTAAAAATAATGTTAATGAAAAATTTTATACTCTTTTTACACCATTTAGTTTAGAACAAAGTGCTAATATTAATAAGGTTTCTTTATCTAATACAACTTCAGATTTATTAAAAACTAGAATAACACCACTTATACTTGGATATCAAGAAAACGATGAACAATTAAATACTTTTATAGCAAAATTATTTTTAAGTAAATCTAATATATTAAATATTAAGTTAATATCAAATCCTTTACCAGAGGAAATATGTAATAAAATATATCTTAATAATGTAAATATAGCATTATTACCAGCACCTATTATTAATAAAGCATATAATGGAAATCTTCAAAATTTTGAAGGAATAAAAATGAATAATTTACAGTTTATTGCAAATGTACAACATAATTATTTATATTGTATATCAACTATTGTAGCCGGTATTCAAAATATAAATCAACTGGTAAATAGAAGAGTTGGAATACCTCCACGTTTTAAAAGTATGTGGTTGGATATTGAAAAATCAATATTTCCAAATGGGAATTCTATTAAATTTACATATGATAATGAATATAAATTAATACAAGACTTAAAAGATTTAAAATTAGATTCTGTTTTTTATGCCGGACAATTTCCTAATAAGTTTATTAATGATGTTATTTCTTCAGAAATTTCTAGTTATTATCAATTAGTACCAATTATTTTTGAAAAAGATGATTTTTTTAAAAAAAATAGTCATTATAGAAAATCTATTTTAAAACTTAGTTATGATTATATTCCAAGTATTTATTTACCAAATCCTACTGGTAAAATATGGCAAACTAATTATACTCCAGATTATTGGACGTTAGGATATGATATGTCGTTAATATCAAATAATTACTTAGATAATTTTACAGGATATGAAATTGCAAAAACTATATACCTTGGTAGAAAATCAATTATTAGAAATACAAGCATTAATTATTTAGTATATATTGGAGATCCATTTTCACCAGCTGATATTTCAAGTCCAAATTTACCAAATTTACCAGTTCAAGAAGGAACTAAAAAATTTTATATTGAAAAGGGAATGATTAGTTATTGCAACAATCCACGATGTATTGAATCAATTGGAGTTAAAAAATGTAATTTATGTGATAATAAATAATTTATATTTTATACTTAATCAATAAAAAGTATTAATATATCAATAACTCTACCAATTTTATCAGAATTTAACATAACTTTATGTCCTCGACTATGATATTTTTTTTTTGTTAATACTCGTTTTACTTTACCAATTGCTGATTTTCCTTTATACGGCTTAATTGCAATTTTTACTTTATTTCCAATTTTTGGTATTGGGTTAGATTTAGATTTAGATTTAGATTTAGATTTAGATTTAGATTTAGATTTAGATTTAGATTTAGATATTTTTAACATTTCTTTATAATATTGATAAGTAAAATCATAGTTGATATATTATGTATAATTTAGCGATTTATTAGAAAAACACAGTACTTCAATACCATTGTAAATTATTTTTTTAAACATATTGTAATTTTTTATTAGAATCATTTAAGGAATAAACTTTTTTCCAAAATAAATTATATATTTCACTTTCTGGAATTAATTCAGATAATTTTGATTCGGTTGGGTATAATGGTCTACCAGCATCATTGTTTAGTGAATATAAAGATTGATCAAGTCCTTTTGGTAATAAAATATTATCTGTTGTTCCAGAACCAATTAAAGTAGTTTTTCCTAAAATAATTTTATTTTCATATGGGTTATAATACGATACAACTTCAAATGTATACATTTTTGAATTTATGTTTTGTGTAAGTACTATATTTAATATATATTTAATATAATGTGTATGTGATGACCGTAATATTTGTATTACTTTATGTTTAGATAGTTGGAAAGGTTTATTAGGTACTATATTATTTATCATATTTGTAAAAGAAGTAGATATATGATAAGCAACTTGATACAAAAGTGGAAAACTTTTAATATTTAAAACTTCAGCCCATCCCTGATTCCAAGATTGTTCATTATAAGCAGTATTTGAAATAATATTTAAGTTTAATTGATTAAATGGACCATACAATTTTTCAGAATCTAAAATAATTTTTTTATTATAATCATTTAGTATTAGCTGAATAGCATCATTTGTTAAAACAGGATCTTTAAAATTTGAAAATGTTAAATATTGTGCAAATCCAGTATTATCATCAGCATATGGATTATTTGCACTAACAACATTATTTCCATATTTACGATTAAATTCAAGATATGTATTGTAAGAATTTGGTGTAATTACAGTACCTGATGGTGAAGACCCACGATGGTAATATCTATTATAGTTGGTTTGTGTAGTAAACTGTTTTGGAAACAAATTATTCATCCCATTTTCCCAAATTAATTGATTTTTTACTTTATCAAAACTATTATCCAATGCTTCATTTTGCAACATTTATACCTGTATATATTTATATTTAATAAATTTAAGTTTAACCAATATCTTGTAAATCTTATAAATCTTATAAATTTTCCTGTAAATCTTATAAATTTTCCTGTAAATCTTCATTTACATTTTCTAATATTTCATTTGTAGAATAATCATCCATACCATTTCCTTCATCTTCAATTCCTTGCTGAGGATCACCATAATCATAACCAGTATCAATAACCTCATCTCCTTCTTTTAATATATCATTGTCATATATTTCATTAATTGTTTCTTTTTCTTCTAATTCTTCCTCCATAGTATCTCTAACAAAATCTTCAACTAATTGATCGGTAATACCATCTCCTAATTCTGTAATTGCTTGTTCTCTTAAGTTTTCTTCTTGTTCGGCTCTTTCAGATTCTTCTTCTTCTTCTTCAATATCTTCATTTGTTACTAATTTTGGATTAAATATAGGATCATTATAAATATCATCTGTAAATTTTTTATATGGTGCGTTAAATAGAGATTCTTCTTCTTTAAGAATATTAAAATATTTTGCTCTAATTAATGTATTATCTTCTTGTATAGTATCCGTCCATTTTGTTATTTCTTTATTTGAAAGATTTATAATATTCCTATCTTTTTCAATTTCTTTAAAAATATTTACATAAAATTCAGCAAGAATTGGTTCATCGGGTCCTGCTAAATCTAAAAATAATAACATTTCTTTTACAATATAATGTTTTAAAACATTAAGTGCTTCGTTTAAATTAAAATAACTTTCCTGACCTATAATTTTATAAGATTTTCTATATACTGGTTGAATACCAATAATACTATTAATATTATCAATTGTAAAATTAAATTTAAATTTTTTAAATAATTTTTCATTTTGTTTTGTTAAAAATGGTTCTAACCATAAATTTTTATCTATTAATATACGTTGCCATTTTTCTTCATATCTTTTAGGAATCCATTTAATATTAATTGAAGTTTTTGTTTTAAATCCTCGGCTAATTCGTGATATATTTTTTCTAAAATATTCATTTATATATTCTTTCATTTTTTGAATTGCAAATTTATCTCTTCTATGTATTGTTTGAACTTTCTCTTTTTCACTTGCTGTAGATTCTGGATCAGCTATAAAATTATTAAAATTATCAATATTGTATAAAAAGTTTTTAATATAGTTTAAAATTTCTTTTTCGTTATCTTTTTCAATTCCAGTTCTTTTTTCTTTTATATTCACTTTAATTAATCTTGATATTCTTATTGCTAATTTATCAATATCTTCTTTTATTTTATCAACAGGTGATTTTCTTTTTAAAGACTGTAAATTTAGTCTTTTTCTTTTAGTTTTAATATTTGTATAATCTACTATTTTTCG